GTTTTTTTGCGCCCGTTTCGGTGCGTTTTTTGATGTTTTTTTATTTTTTTTGTATTTTTTTTAAAAAATCTCTTGACATTGTATATATTGAGTATTATGGTGTAATTAACATTAACGATTAACCAAAAAATGGAGGGGAAAAATGAACCGGATCAAAACAAGTTTTCACGGCACGGTCCCGGTGTACGAGTCCGGGACCAGATTTCACGGGGAGCCAGAAGTCGAGGTGTTCAACCTCGATGGGGTTCCTGAGGGATTCGTTCTCGTCTCCCACTATACAGGGTGGGAGGAAGGAAACGAATTTTTCTTAGTCCCGAAAGGGACCAAGTTCCGGCGCATCCGTGCCGGAAACCCACACTTTGCGCCGGTGTGGGAAGTGGTTTAATATAAGCCTGGTGGCTATGCCGCCGGGCTTTTTTTATTTGAAAAAATGGAGGGGAAAAATGATCAAATTTAACGAAAATATAAAAAAATTGGCAACCGTTGAGTTTGAATATTCCGAATCTTGCAGTAATATCTATAAGAGGTTTTATGTTTCGATTGACGGCAAAAGATCAAATATCGTCGGGCTGAAAAAGTTTTTGATAGACTCTGACGATATCCCTTATATTGTAACTGCAAATACATATTTCTGGACACCGCGCGGCGATGCCGCGATTCGGCGCTTTAGAGAAGACAAACGTCGCGAGGAAGTGTATTTCTGGCTCCGGAGGGAGGGCTTCTCAGACGAAATTACGCTTAATCAATATTTTACCGGCCGCCGTCGCGGGGAGCGTATCGGCGCGGATAATAATGGATATTTTTTTGAGAAATTTGGAGAAAAATATCACTGGGATAAATTTAGTGATATCGACATTGAGCGTGGACGGCAAGAGATCGTCAAACGAGTTACGCTGGCCAAAAACCTCAAAAAAATTGACACGTTAATTAAAAAACATCCCGATCATCTGATCACGTTCGACGATTCGGTGGCAGCCGGGAACTGCGCCGTTGGCACCAGAAATTTCCGGGATGGCAAACTGCTGATCGCTGCGAAAAAAATTATGCCGGGGGTAAAAAAAATAAAGGCCGTTTCGGTCCGGTTTTTACTGAGCGTTCGTGATGACGATTTTACCAGGCGAGCAGTGGCCGTGGCGATAAAGGAGTCATCATGACCAAATCCACCGCGCCGCGCCTGGGCGACGCCCACGCGGAATTTATCCTCAAATATTTCCCGACCCTGAACTCAGGCTGCGAATACATCCTCAACGCCTGGCCGGGAATCGTCAAGCGCACCCTGGCCGATCTTTCCGGCCAGTTCACGGCCGGGGAATTGTCGTTGATCATCGACGTGTTCAACGGCACCCGGCTCACCTCCGGACTGGCCGGCCAGCACCTGGAAGTCCAGGTCACCGACGGTATCGACCTGGACCGGCTCGATAAAAAATGGGACGTCTCCCCAGACGATATCATCGCCAAGATTCGCGGCCTTTCGATCTTCCAGGCCGCAGTCCTGGAAATATGGGCCAATGGCTTCTGGTACGGCAAAAATCAACCGAAGCAGGATTTGGAAAAATATATAAGGGAATTGTCATGAATCAGCACAAAATAGGCTTATTATATACACGCATCACAAAATCGAACACCATCATGCCGGATGGCAATTTTACCCGTCATTTCCTGCCAGCGATTTATAATCACATCGCAATAATTTGGAGATAATTCTATCATCCTGCATGTTCGTTCGGTTTCCTCGCATGCGATTAACGTCGTTCCGGAGCCGCCAAAAATATCCAATACAACCTCGCCGCGTTTTGTCGAGTTCTGGATCGCATTAATAACCAACTCCACCGGTTTCATCGTCGGATGTTCATTGCTGACCTGTGGCTTAGGGATATCCCATGTGGATTTTGTAAATCGTCCATTACCATAAAAATGGTGTCGATCCACCCAGCCATACAAGATAGGTTCATGGCGATACATATAATCGACCCGCGACAGCACATGGTTGTTTTTCACCCAAATTATCATGTGCCGAAGCGGGATGCCCGCTTTCTCCATCGCCGTCATCATTATATATAGGTTCCCCCCCCCCTTGCGGGGCGGTAATATAGTAAACTCCATATTCAGATAAATATCGCCGGATATTACCGAATGCGTTTATCAACATTTTTTTTAATTCAGACTCGCTCAAATGATCATTTTCTATTTCCGTCTGGTTACGGTTCCCCCTATCAATGCTGTTTAAATATTTATTTTTATCAGCATAGCTTACGCCATATGGCGGATCGGTAAAAACCATATCGGCCCGGTCCTTTCCCATTAACGATGCAATACACTCCGCATCCGTGCTATCTCCGCAAATCAGCATATGCGGACCCAGTGTCCATTGATCATTTTTTTTGCATATCGGGGTCGTCGGGGTGGATGGCACACGGTCTTTTTTTCCGGACGTATCTTCTTCGAATGTTAATATTTCAATTTCATCAAAATCAAACCCGGTCAACTCAATATCAATGTCCAACGGCTTCAACTCCTCTATTTCAACCTTCAATAAGCCCACATCCCATTCGGATTTCTCCCCGGTCTTATTATCCGCGATCCGATACGCCTTGACCTGCGCCGGGGTCAAATCCCTGGCCACCACCACCGGCACTTTTTCCAGTTCCAGCAGACGGGCCGCTTTATAGCGGGTATGGCCGGCAATAATGACATGATCCTTGTCCACGATGATCGGCGCCCGGAAGCCGAAGGCCTCGATGGACCGCGCCACGGCTTCCACGGCCGCGTCGTTCTTCCGGGGGTTGCCCGGATAGGGCTTGATATTTTTGATCTTCATCATCGGCATTTTTTTTATTCCTCCTCCGATTCCAGATACCACCACCACCAGTCCTCTAGCTTCTTCCGGCTGGAGACCCACTGCCCCCGCAGCTTCTTGATCGGAAAGTTTTCGAAATCCCGCTTGATACGGATGACGGTGGCCTCGGAAATATTGTTCAGCACCGGCCGGATCTGGTCCATGCCGATCAGGATATCAGTATCTTTTTTGGATTGCATTTATCCTCCTTGTCCTACCAGCGACGCGGTTTGCGGCCGCCGCGCGGGCTTTTCCGCCCGGTCTTTTCTTCTCTTTCCGGTTCCGCGCCCTTCGGCTTGACCGGCAGGCGCCAGCGCAAAGCGTCATACGCGGCCAGTTGATACACCGACACGTCCCAGGCGTGATTGGGCGCGTTCTTGGGGTTGATCCACAAGCCGGTCTTTTCATCGATCACCTCCACGCACATCTGCCGCGCCCACTCGGCCGAATAGTCCGCGTGCAATACCCAGGCGCCGGGGTCGGCCGAATTGATCTCCAGCTTGCCGGACAAACGATCCTTGTAAAAGTTGACATTCACCCGCATCAGCCGCGGCGATCCGGGCACCGGGCGGTTTTGATGCGGATAGGTCAAAAGGGCATCGGACCACTTCAACGTTGAGTTCATCCGGGCCTCGCCCTTGATGGGGATGAAAAAGTTGGGATGCCGCCCGCAGAAGGTGTACACATCCACGGTACGATGCCCCATGGAGTCGATCAAAGCCCCGATCACGCGATATTCATTCCCTTCGCCGTCAAAATAGACATCCTCCCGGATCACTTTGACCAGATCACCAAAGGATTGCAGGTATCCTTCGATCACGCCGAACGAGCGCGGGTCCTGGCCGTATTCCCAGGCCCGGATCTCGAAGTAAAAGCCATGATCCTGGGTGTCCACCGCGGCGGTCAAACCGGCAATCAGGCCGGGACCGGGCACCAGCCCCCGGGGCCGGTCGTCGCATAGCGCCAGGATGGCGTCCTCGGCCCGGTCGGCGGCGTAGGGTATCCACGGGGCGGCCGCCTCCTGGTTTTGGAAGTTCTTCAGCGCCTCGATCTCCTTGGTGCGCAGATACCGCACGAACGCCCCGGCCGCCTCGGACAAGGAGCGGAAAGGCGATATCCACGAAGGCAGATGGAAACCCACCGACATGGGGCGGTCTTGCGCCAGGACCGTCGCCAGGGGGCGGGCGTTTTCTCCTTCCCGGCGCTCGATCCAGTCCCCGGCGGCCACGGCCCGGTCCCGGGCGTAGTCGTCCCAGGACTTCCGGCAACCGGGGCACTCATACCAGGCCAGGCGGTCGGCGATGATGTCCTGCTCGTCCGGGTGTTTGGCCTTGTCCGGCGCGTCGGAGGAATCGATCAACTCCCCCGCGTGCACCCGCGGCCACTTGATGCGGTCGAAATCCATCCGGGCGGCGTGCCCGCAATAAGGACAGACCGGATGATAGTCAAACACAACCTGCGCCCGATTTAACGCGGTCCAAATAAAGCCGGTCTCGATCGTTGGCGTCGATATCTTCCAGACCTTGCGCATCCATTGATAAGTGATGGTGCGCTTCTCGGCCAGGGAGATCGGGTCGGCCTCGCGGCGGTTGGCCGTTTCCACGTACTTGTCCAGCTCATCTAGGATCAGATGACGGATCGGCTTGTTGCCCAAAGAGGCGGCTGATCCGGCCCAGCCGATATAGATGGGCATGTGGGCCAGCTTGATGCGGTACTTGGTGACGTCATCATCCACCCCGGTTAGATAGGATTGCAGTCGCGGCGAAGAAGTGATCATCGGCTCGATCCGGTCCTGGGCGTTCTCCCGGCCCGTCTTGATATCGGGATAGACATACAGCACCGGCCCCGGCGCGCGGTCCACGGCCCACCCCACGAAATTATGGGCCGCCTCGGACACCCCGATCTGGGGCGCCTTGCACACCACCACTTCCTGCACCGACGGCGCGGCGGCGGCATCCATGATCCCGGCCAGGTACGGCGTGCGCTCGTTGCGCCAGGGTAGCCCGGCATAACGCCCCATGGTCAGCACCCGGTGGCGCTCGGCCCACACCGACGGCCGGATGAACGGGCGTTTTTTCAATACCCGCCGCTCGGGCACCGAAAACCGCATCCTCCGGGCCCCCAACGCAACGCCGGGCAACGCCGACCGCAACTCCTCCCCCATCCACGCCGGCGGATCGTTCAAATCAAATACAACTCGCGGCAAACTACTCAATTACCCTCTCACCTCAATCTCAAACTCCCCAAGTTCGGCGAACTCCCGCAATTTTGTGACAATCCAGCCGATCACCAGCTCGCGGAGGTCCTCGGTCCGGTCGATATCCCCGCCGACCGTCGCGATCATCTCCCGCAGTTTCGCCGGGTCCTGGAAAAGCTCCCGCAAGCCTAGTTCGAACATTCCCGCCCTTCCGGCCAGCTCCAGGTAAACCTCATCCTTGGGGATATGCCGCCCTTCCAGGATCTCGCGCTCCAGGCGCATCTTGCTCACCTGCTCGGTAAGCCGTTCGATCTCCCTTTTCTGCTTGGTCACCGCCAGATCCGACGGGTCCGGCCCCCGGGCCGCGGCGATCTCGGACAGTTTCTTCAACCCGGCCAGGCGAACATACCGCTTCAGCGCCTTTTCGGTTACCGATCCGTCCGGCTCCAGGGCCAGCAGCCCGGACGCGGCGTCCTTGTATAGCTTCGAGCGCCCCACCTTGTAACCCTGGTCCTGCAAATACTTCAAAGCGTCCAGACGGGTTTTCCAGACCCGCGGCGGCGGCGCGGAAGGGAAATACTTCTCGTCCAACCGCCGGACCATATCCGTAAACAGCCGGTCGGCCTTCTCGTACGCCCGCAAATTCGCCTCGGAGGGGTCGTTTTCCACCGCCAGGGTCGTTTTCACCAGGGCATTGTGCAGCACCTTGAGCCGGGTCGCCTCCCCCCCGTCGGCCGCCTCCAATAACCGGTCAATATCCCGGAGCGTATTCGTTTCGTTGGTTACAGCCATTTTGCCTTAATATATTTCTTACACTTCACGAAATTTTAATCGCCATCGCAATTCCAACGCCAAAGCAGAATACCGCCGCCGCGAAACATAATGGCGCAACACCGCGAACACTTAAACCCAAATATACAAGGCTTGCTGATATCGCAAAAATTGCAATTACTTTTAGTTCATTCATGTTTTCTCCTTATTGCCGTATTGGATTATTAAATGCACCCGAAGGAGCACAGCCGTGTTTCTCCACCCCGTCCGGGCTTTCGTTTTATAGGTGGCACGAAAATTTTTTTTCAGACCCGCGCTCCTTCGGCTACACTTAACAGCCCATGCAGCGGACGCAAAAAACGCGCCGCTGATTTTGTTCGATCACAACCGATCCCGAAAAGATTCTAATAACTCCAGCACATCTGCGATCGATCGCCTGAATATAACGTCAAATTCTTCCAGCAGTTCATCAGGCAGCCCTTCGGCCTTGATCCGCGCGACCTCTTCTTTCTTTTCCTTCATGCCTTTCACCTCCATTTTATCAATATTTTTTTCTCTTCCACGAAAAGCTGCACTTCCAGGATGATCAGATCCTCGATCAACCCGTCCAGGTCGTCGATAACCTCACGGGTCACCAAAGACAAATTCCTTCGAAACCGGCGGCCCAGCTTTTGGAAGGCGTTCTCCATGTCCTCGCGTCGGCGCATCAAGACCTCAATATATCCAGCCACCACTTCCCGGTCACTCATCTTTTGATTCATGTTTTTCCTCTCCCCGCATATGCGGCCACGTGCCGCCCAGGCGGCATTTGACCAGCTCGTTTTCCAGCATCCAGCCGGCCTCAGCCAGCATGTCGATCCGCCGGCGCAAGGCGGCATTTTCCTCCACCAGGCCGGTGAGCGTGTATTGCGTCCACAAAAAATACACCCCACCGGCCAGGCCAAACAGGATCCAGAAGATCATAACAATCGTGGCAAGCCAACGATTCACGCCGGGCCGGGATCCTTGTCCGGCCGGTCGCTTTTTTGCGGGCCATACGTCAGCTCGATCAGCAGATCAACCTCGTGCTTGATCTTCTCCAGGTCCTCGCGCCCCTTACCGCCTAAACGGTCGTAGCGGCAAATGCGCTTGATAATACAGCCCGGCAGAAAGCCCAGCTCGTTTTTAACGATAAACTCCACCGGCTGGATTTCGAACATCATATAATGGGTGCCGCCGATCTGGCGCTCCAGGGCGCCGGCGGGGTATTCCCGCGGCGGCGCAACCTCTTCATCTTCGGGCCGGCGGCCGCAATCCCCACAGGCCGTAATCTCAAGATCGTTGTGAGTTCCGCAATGGACGCAACGCCAATACCCGCCGGTTCGATACCATCCCATTATTTCCCCCTCTCCTTTACGATTAGGTCGATTAGCCGGTACAGCAGCAAATCGATCACACCAAACACCCGGTCAACTTCTTCCTGCAATTCCCTTATCCGGGCCAGGGCTTCTTCCCGCTTGATCCGCTTCATCATAATACCTCCCGCATTGTTTCAGACATTTTGCGGCGCAAACCGCCACATATTCCCGCCGATGCCGCCGCGCGCAATAAATGATCCTCCGCGCGGGATCCACCGGCGCGGGTGCCGCGGCGATCGTGACGATTTCCACATATTCCATAACCCCTCCTTTTTTTGCTTGTAATTACAAGCCCTCTGCCGCAGCCACCTGGTCGATGGCATTGAATATCACCGTCAATTCGGACAGTGTCGCATATTTCTTGCGGAACCTCGATAGCTCCTCCAATGCCGCGGCCAGGATGTATTCCCGGTGATCCGGAGTGGATAGGGCCTCCGCGATATTGGTAAAGACCGCCACCCCGGTCGCACGGCGACCTTTGGCTTTGCGGATCTCGGGATATACCCGCACCGGTTTGGCCGGCAGATCGATATATTCGATCTCGATCGAGGCAATCACCTTGCCCGCCTGGCGGCGGTAATGCCGCCGGGCCGCTTCCCGCAAAGGGCAGTCGTACACCGCCGGGTGCAGCGGGTTTTTTTTCTCCTTCGCCGCGGCCAAAACTACATCTACGGTC